TCCCTGGGGAGGGTTCTTTGATGACTGTTGAGGGTGGATACCGTGAACCTTTGCGCCCTTTGGGTGAGGCTGGTATGCAACTCTGGGATGAGGTGTATGAGGCTGGGGGTTTGTGGATTAGTGCAAAGACTGACACTCAGTTGTTGCAGATGGTGTGTGAGCTTTTGGATAGGCGTGAGATTTTGCGTGAGGAGTTTCTGGCGGATCCTACTGAGCGCAAAGTGAACATGTCACTGTTGGAGACTGAGAAGCTGATTCAGACTTCACTTTCTTTGCTTGGGTTTACACCTTCTGATCGTTCCAAGCTTGGGCTGGCTGAGGTGAAGGCTAAGAGCAAACTCGAGGAGCTCATGGAGCGTAGAGCTAATAGGGACATTGATGGAGCAGAGTAGTTGGCCTCCACGGTGGCTGACTCCTGTCCCTGAGGATGCGATTGAGCGCGGTAGGAAGTTTGAACCTGTCACTACTTTTGCTGAGGCTTTTGGGATTGTCACTAAGGACAGTGTGGCTGGTAAGTCTGGTGAGCCTTTGGTTTTGAGACCATGGCAGCGCACCCTGCTTGAGCACATGTTTGCGTTTGAGAATGGTGGCTATCGTCATCAGTCTCAGCTGATTCTGATGCCTAGGAAGAATGGTAAGTCTGCCCTGGGTTCTGTCATTGGTTTGTATGGGCTGATTGTGGGTCCTGCAGGTGCTGAGGTTTATAGTGTCGCTGCTGAGAAAGAGCAGGCACGCATTGTGTTTGCTGATGCTCGCAGGATGATTGAGGCTAGTGAAGAGCTGTCTAGTATTACAAAGCTTTACCGTGATGCGATTGAACTTCCCAAGCTCAACTCTGTTTACCGTGTGATGTCTGCTGAGGCGTACTCCAAAGAGGGTCTGTCTCCCACCATGACTGTGTTTGATGAGTTGCATGCTCAGAAGAACCGTGATCTCTATGACACCTTTTCTTTGGCTATGGGAGCCAGAGGAAAACTTGCAACCCTCATTGCAATTAGTACCGCTGGTGTGAAGATGGACTCTACAGGGCGTGACAGTATCTGCTACAGCCTCTACCAGTATGGGCAGAAGGTTGCACGCGGTGAGGTAGATGACCCTACATTCTTTATGGCTGCGTGGGAAGCACCTGAGGACTCTGATCACCGCAACCCTGAGACTTGGAGGCTAGCTAACCCTGGGTTCAATGACATCAATACTCAGAGCGACTTTGAGAGCGCGGTGAGGCGTACCCCTGAGGCTGAGTTTCGTACTAAGCGCTGTAATCAGTGGGTGAGCTCGCAAACCTCTTGGCTGCCTAGTGGTGCGTGGGAGGCGTGTGAGGAGCCTTTTGAGGTGTCACCTGATGATGAGATTGTTCTAGGGTTTGACGGATCCTTCTCTGGTGATGCTTCTGTGATTGTGGGTGCTGTCATTCCGCAGGAGGATGAGCCTGTCAAAGTGTTCCTGGTGAAGGCGTGGGAGAAAGACCTCAACCTGCATGATGATGATTGGAGGGTGGACATTGCTGAGGTAGAGCAAACAGTCCTGGACTTCTGCCAAGCACACCCCAAAGTGAGGGAAGTGGCGTGTGACCCTTTCCGCTGGCAACGCTCTATGCAAGCCCTGGAAGAGCAGGGTGTCCCTATCGTGGAATGGCCCTCCACCTCTGCTAGGCGTATGGTCCCAGCATGTGCAAAAGTCTTTGACGCGGTAACTGAGCACCGCCTCATCCATGACGGCAACCCCATCCTGGCTAGACACCTAGGAAACGCGGTCACAAAGATTGACAACCTGGGTCCACGCATTGTGAAAGACTCTAGGAACAGCCCTAGGAAGATTGACGGGGCAGTTGCAATGGTGCTGGCAGTAGATAGGGCACTGACAGGCGCTAAACTAGAACCAGTGCCACAATTCTTTGGATAGGTGATGATGTCTAACATTTTTCAGATTACCGGTGCTGTGGCGATAACAGCAGGCGCAGTCCTTATCAGCCTCCCCGTGGGGCTCATTGTGGCAGGCGTTTTCATGGTACTAATCGGATTAGCTTTGGGGCGATAAGTGGTATTCAATAAACTTTGGGAAGATAGGGCAATCAGTTTCCAGACCATCTTTGAGACTGGTGATGACATTGTTTTCAGTAGTCAGGCTGGCACTAATGTCACTGAGGAGAACGCCTACCAGATCGCAGCTGTCTGGTCTGCAGTGTCACTCATCTCTGACACTATTGGGACACTCCCTGTGGATGTTTTCTTCCGTGATGACGGCAACAGGAGACCTTTCCGGCCCAAACCGTCATGGGTGGGGCAACCTGATGTGAACTTCAATGGTCACAGCACCTTCTATAAGAGCGTGCTGGTGTCCCTCCTGATTGACGGCAACGCTTTCATCAGGGTTTTCAGCAACCGGCGTGGTGAGGTTGTGAACCTGAATGTGCTCAACCCAAACACTGTTGAGGTGAAACGCAACGGGCAGGGGCGCTTGATTTTTGATGTGGTGGGTGAGGATAAGCCTCTGACCACTGAGGAGATTGTTTACATCCCTGATCTGTTGAAGCCTGGTCATGTGCGTGGTGTTTCCCGTGTGGGAGCCATGAAAGAGAACCTGTCCCTGGCTAAAGCTTTGGAAATGTACGCTGCAACATTCTTTGGTAGTGGCACAACCTTGCAGGGTGTCATTGAGTACCCTGGTGCGCTCACACAGGAGCAGGCAGACAACCTCCGTAACAGTTTTGATAACGCTCACAAGGGTTGGAGGAAGTCAGGGCGTACCGGCATCCTCTCTGGTGGGGCATCTTTCAAAGCAACACAGGCAGATCCTGAGAAGTCACAGGCACTTGAGGCGCGGCGTATGGCTGTGGAGGATGTGGCACGGATTTGGCGTATCCCTTCACACATGCTCAACCTTCCAGGCACAAACACTTACAGCTCTGTAGAGCAGAACATGATTGCGTTTGTGACCCACACCCTGAGACCTTATGTGACCCTGCTTGAGGACAACATGAGCGTGCTGATGGACCGTTACCCTGGTGGTGCTGACGCTTTCATCAAGTTCAACATGAACGGTTTGCTCAGGGCTGACACCCAGGCACGCTTCTCCAGTTACTCCACAGGTCTGCAGTCTGGGTTCCTCACTATCAATGACATTAGGTCTTGGGAGGACCTCACGGCTCAGGCTGGGGATGCAGCTTCTCAGGTGCGTGTGCCTCTCGCTAATGTGAACCTTTCTGAGTCTGGTGTGCGTGCCCAGCGTGAAAAGGTGGGCATGGTGCGTGACCTGGTGTTTGCAGGGTTTAGTCCTGCTGAGGCTATGGAGATGGTGGGTCTGCCACCGGTTGCTCACACTGGTTTGCCTTCTGTGCAGTTGCAGGGTGTGGCTCAGGTGGACCCTGAGAACCCTGACAGTGTGTATAAGGATGAGGTGCAGTAATGACCTTGGTAAATAGGCAGGTAACTTTGGGGACTGCTGCTGTTGAGATTGTGGGTCATGACAACATGCCTCATGATGTGATTTTGCACAACATGACCAAGAGCTCTAATGAGTACATTTTCTATGGTGGTCCTGACATCACAGTAAGTAACGCGCCACACATTGATCCTGGTGAAACAATCCAATTCACTTTACGACCTGGTGACAGACTCTATGCCCTGTCTGACCCTGATGGTTTAGTGGTGGGTTTGCTGGATATTAGGAAGAATGATTAGTGCCTTATTACATTGAGGAGAATAACCCCAGCTGTGCTGTGGGGGAATGGGCCACTGTGAAAGAGGATGGCGAAGTTATGGGATGTCATGACACTAAGCAGGGTGCGATAGATCAGGGTGTGGCTATCGCTGTTGCTGAGGATTCTACTTTTGAGGGTGAGCGTTCTGAGGAGCGTGCAGAACCTGGTGAGCTCGAGCTGGGTGACTTTGTGGAGTGGGACTCTAGTGGTGGGATGGCTAGGGGCACTATCGAACAGATTGTGACTGATGGGGAGTTGGACATCCCTGATTCTGAGTTTGTGATTACTGGCACTGAGGATGACCCTGCTGCCCTGATTCAAGTGTGGAGACCTAATGAAGAGGATGATGAAGTCTATTGGGAACCTAGTGGGACCCTGGTGGGTCACAAGTTCTCTACTTTGACAAAGATTGACCCTCTGCCTATGGAGCAGGACCGTGAGCTCAGACAGGTAGACCTGACCCCACCGGCTTACATGCGTGCAAGCGCTAGGCGTGGCCTGCAATGGCATGAGGAGGGTTTCTCTGGGGATGGGTTGCAACCTCAGACTGTGCGTGAAGCCCGTGCCATGAGTGAGGGTAGCGTGACAGCTGATAAGTGGGTGAGGATCCGCGCGTTCCTTGCAAGACACATGGTGGACTTTGATGCACCAGCAGCTAACCCTGACAATGATGACTTCCCTTCACCTGGTGTTGTCGCTATCGCCCTCTGGGGTGGTGGGACCACTAGGCGCTCTGCCCAGCGTGCAATGGACTACGCGGATGGGGTGATTGGTAGAATAGAAGCGGAAAATGAGAACCGTGTGACTGGAGAAGCCTTGAGTAAACTAGAAACTAGAGTCAATCCTGCAGAGTTTGAGGTGCGTGAAACTGAGGAGGGCATGACCTTCACTGGTTACGCTGCAGTTTTCGATAGTGACTCACAGCCTCTGCCTTTCACTGAGCGTATCGCTCCTGGTGCTTTCCGTGGGTCTTTGAGGAACCGCAATGACATCAAACTGTTGTGGAATCATGACACTGCTTCTGTGCTTGGCTCTACTAGGGCTGGCACTCTGAAACTGACAGAGAATGACCGTGGCTTGTATGTGGAGGCTGTTCTCCCTAACACCAGCGTGGGGCGTGACGCCCGTGAGCTGATCGCACGCGGTGATGTGGATGCCATGTCATTTGGTTTCACTGTGGCGCGTGGTGGGGATGAGTGGTCCTCTGACGGCTCCACCAGAACCCTCACGAAAATCAACCTGCATGAGGTGAGCATTGTGGCGTTCCCTGCCTACACTGCCACGGCAGGCTCTACAGCGGTGCGCGGTTTGGACAAGATTGCTAAGCGTGCTGATGTGGACCCTGACGCTCTCGCTGATGCCCTGCTGAAGATTGAGAACGGTGAAGAGATTACCGCTGATGACCGTAACCTGATTACGACAGTCCTTGACAAGGTTTCCCCTGTGGAGGAAGCACCTGCTGAGGAAGATAACGGGCTTGAGATGCTGGCTCTGAAAAAGAAAAAGCTAGAACTACTGATGGGTAACTAATGGCTACTAAAGAACAGATTGAGCAAACCATCCTGAGGGTGGCTGGTGATCCTGTGTCTGGTCCTATCAAGGCTATGGCTGGGGCGTTTGCTGAGGCGATTGTTGAACTGGATTCTGCTGATACACCAAAGAGGGTGAAGCCCGTGAGGGGCACAGAACAGCAGAGAGAAAAAGAGACGCGCGTTCTTGGGGCTGTTGAACAGCGTTAGTGTGTCTCACCCTCAGTAGTTCCCCTTTCGGCTGCTGAGGGTTTTCTCTTGGCATAGCAAAACCCCCCAGACACTCGCACCGCGAAATTATGGGCTCTACGCGCTCTGCGCGAACCTTACCTTTCTTGTTTACGAATAAGTTGTAGTTGAAACAGCAGTTTGGGGGGTTTTCGCTATTCAGTTGAGAGCACTAACCTAGCATGTTTTCTGGAGCACGGTAAACCCCTAGGGGTATCATTGAAGTATCAGATTTGTGCGTTACCGCTGCTGAGAGCTGTTGAGCGTTACCGCCATGGCGAAAACCATTTATTCATTTAGTGAAAGGACATCATGTCTGAGTTCATCAAGACTCAGGAAGAGATCCGCGCTAACCTGACCATGCAAATCCGTGAAGTTATTGACGGTGCAGAAGCAGACAAGCGTGGACTTGACCAAGCTGAGTTGGAAAAGATTGACCGCATTGAGTCTGACATCCGCAGAGCTGATGAGGCTCTTGAGGTTGCTAAGCGCAATGCTGACCGTGCTGCTGAGGCTGCTGAAGCTTCTCGCGGTTTCGTTCCTGCTGAAGAGGCCCGTGGAGATGCTGAAATCTTCCGTGCCATGGCTCGTGGTGAGGTGCGTGAGCACACCTTCTCTATGGAGAAGCGTGCGACTCTGGTTCCCTCTGCTAACACTGTGCCTGTTGCGTTCCTTGACCGCGTGTACAGCCTGGCTCGCCTGGTTGGACCGTACCTGGAGACCTCTGAGGTGTTCAACCGTGACAGCGGTGAGGACCTCCGTATCCCCGTTATGACCGCATACTCCGCTGCTACGGAGAAGGCAGCTGGC